GTGTATAATTTTGCACAAATTATAAGAAGAGGCATAGTTGATAGTGAAGATAAGGTATATACGCATAATGATAATCAAAATAACTATGTTAAACGCTATTTAAACTTCAAAGAAGTGCCTTTTAATCAACTTACTGGCACTTGGTATGTATTAGGTCGTATTCATGCAACTGTGAACGAATTAAGGGCCTCTGCGAAGGATGCTGGCCTATATTACAAGGATAATAAAGGTAATAAGTCCTTTGACGAGAGGCAATGGGAGGCCATAAAAGCATGGACTTCTATAAATAATGGCAGAAAGATTGGCAAAAAAGCGGCAGAAAACCTGTACAAATATATCAGGGAAATTAAAGACTCTGATTATAGAACGCAAAAATTTTGGTTAAATATACCAGATTATCAAGAATTTGACTTTAATGATTTAAGAGATTGGGCAGGTTTAGATATGACTGATGAATTTCAAAAAAAAGCTTGGTGGTGGGTATTAAAACGTAATTTTAGTCCAAGACAAACAATATATTTTATTAGATTGTTAAAAAGATATGGACAAGAAGCTTTAAACAAAGAACCTAATATTTTAATAGATACTATTCATTCTGTAAAAGGGGGTGAGGCCAATAACGTATTGATTTATTCTAAAGCCAATTGGTTATCAGATTTTAATAACAAAAGCAAATTAGAAAAATCAGATGAAAGTAGAGTTTATTACACTGGAGTAACAAGAGCTAAAAATACTATACACTTGCTATCAACAGATTATAAGTATAACTATCCCATCGGCAAAGATTACTTAGTTTATCTAAAAGAAAATGACCAATAGATTATTTTTTGCAAAACAAGTAGGTGGCACACATTACAAAAAATATAAAATACAGCCCTCGCAATTCATAAATGATAATAAAATTTTATTTGCCGAGGGCAATGTAATTAAATATGTTTGTAGACATAAAGAAAAGGGTGGCAAGAGAGATATTCAAAAAGCAATTCATTATTTAGAAATGATTTTATTAAGGGATTATAATGACTAGTTTACAACTATCAATGAATTTTAAAAAACATATCTGGTCTTGTCCGATAGAATATAAAAATCTATCAAACTACTCAGAAATAGCAATTGATTTAGAAACAAGAGATGATGGAATTAATGAAGGTCTTGGCGCCGGGTGGGCCACAAGTAAAGGTTATGTAATAGGTTTTGCAGTAGCTGTTGATGGATGGCAAGCATATTTTCCTTTTAAGCATTTGGGCGGTGGCAACATGATTGCAGAACAAGTAATAAAATACATGAAAGATGTATGCGCATTACCTAACACTAAAATATTTCATAATGCACAATACGATATCGGTTGGTTGCAAGAGATGGGTATTCAAGTGAATGGAAAAATTGTAGATACCATGGTTGCTGCAGCCATTATTAATGAAAATAGATATTCATTTGCTCTTAATAATTTAGCTAAAGAATATTTAGGTGAAATAAAAGCTGAAACAGATTTGGTTGAGGCGGCAAAAGATCATGGCGTAGATCCCAAAGCTGAAATGTGGAAGTTACCTGCCGAACATGTAGGATTTTACGCTGAACAAGACGCACGGCTCACGTATCTATTATGGCAAAGATTTAAACATGAGATAAATAAACAAAATTTAACTACAATTTGGGAGTTAGAATCTAGTTTATTACCTATATTAGTTAAGATGCGTCGGAGGGGGGTTCGTGTGGATGTAAGTAGAGCAGAGCTATTAATAAAAGAATTTGAAACCAAAGAAAAGTTAACACAACAAGAAATAAAAAAATTAATAGGTAAAGAGGTAGATATCTGGGCAGCAAGAAATATCGCCGATGCATTCGATAAATTACATATAACTTATCCCAGGACAGAAAAGACAGGAGAGCCTTCATTCACTCAAAATTGGTTAGCTAATTCTCCACATAAAATATCAAAACTTATTGTAAGAGCAAGAGAGATAAATAAATTTCATAGTACCTTTTTGAATTCAATTTTAAAATATAATCACAAAGGAAGGATTCATGCTGAAATAAATCAACTCAAGTCAGATGAGGGAGGCACAGTCTCTGGTAGATTATCTATGTCAAATCCAAATTTACAACAGTTACCAGCAAGGAACAAAGAATTTGGTCCAATTATAAGGGGCTTATTTTTACCAGAGGAGGGTTATAAATGGGGTTCATTTGATTATTCACAACAAGAACCAAGAATGGTTGTTCATTACGCAGCTTCCATAGGTGAGGGTTATGAGGGTTCACAAGATTTAGTTAGAGCCTATGATAATGCAAGTGCGGACTTCCACCAAACAGTTGCCGATTTAGTCGGCATTGAAAGGACACAAGCCAAAACAATAGGTCTGGGACTTATGTATGGAATGGGTAAAAATAAGTTAGCCAACTCATTAGGTTTAACAAAGGATGAGGCCACAGCTTTAATTGTAAAATATAATAGAAAAGTTCCATTTGTAAAAATGTTATCAGACAGGTGTATGAACAAGGCAAATGAAGAAGGTGTTATACGCACAAAAAAAGGTAGAAAATGTAGATTTGACATGTGGGAACCAATTGATTTTGGAATACATACTCCAGAAACATTTGAAAATGCATCTGCTAAGTACGGAGCAAAAAATATAAAAAGAGCTTTTACTTTTAAAGCCTTAAACAGATTAATACAAGGTAGTGCAGCCGATCAAACGAAGCAGGCTGTAGTTAGTTGTAATGAAATAGGTCATACCCCAATCTTACAAATACATGACGAATTATGTTTTAATGTTAAAGATGATAATGATACTAAAAAAATCAAAGAGACTATGGAACAATGTATGCAATTTAAAGTTCCTAGTGTAGTCGATATTAAATTAGGTAATGATTTTGGACAAGCTTCTTAAAACAACGGATCACGCTTCACGGATCATTGCCCATCCATTATATCAAATTTTTCCACACAGATTAGTTCTAAAATATTTTAATGAAATTAATACAGATTATGAGTCAATTTATAATTCTAACTTAAATATCAAAAAAAATTTAGAAATCTACGGATTACTTAATCCAATAATAATTGATGGTAAAAATAAAATATTAGATGGTAATCAAAGATTTTTTCAACTAAAAAAATATAAAATTTCTGGAAGCCTTTTTTACAAAAGTAATAATGATGATGAAACTACTTTTTTAGTGAAAGTTAATGAAAAAATTTATTCGATGCACCAGAAAAACAAGTTAATTAATGATTGGAATTTTTTATTTGAAAATGATTTAATAAAATTTACAGAAAAGAATATGAAAATTTTACAAGAGGGCGTTAGTGAAAATACTTTTTTTAGGACTTAATAAACTTAATGATTATGCCCAAGATTGTCTTTTTCATGGTTTATATAAACTGTATGGAAACAACGTTGTAGATTCGGATCCTTTAAACTTTATGTTTAAAGATGCCCCAAAATTAAATCCTGAACCAAGATTACACGGCAAAGGATTTACACTTTATCATCAACTTTTAGGATTTCATAATACAAATAGAGAAAATTGTATTGAAAAATCCACTAACAATTTCTATGACTTAATTGTATTTGCCTCTATCAGAAGAAAATTTCCATATAGTTATTCTTACTTAAATAATATTAAAACTCCTATTGCATTTGTAGATGGTGAAGACGATGCCATGTTAGATGCCAGATTGTTTAATAGGTGGATATATTTTAAGCGTGAATTAGTATTTGATAGCCGAGAAATAAGTAACCTTTTTCCATTTCCGTTATCAGTTCCATTAGAACGTTGTAGAGAAACTATTAATGAAAATCCTAAACATACACTTGCACCATTAATCCCGTATGACGAAAAAACATACATTTATAACGATGATGTTGAATATTTGGAAATGTATGCAAACTCTATATTTGGTTTAGCGTATGGTGCATTAACGCATTATCCACGAGGTACAAAACCACAATGGGATAGTTATAGATTTTATGAAATGATGTCTCAAGGTTGTATTCCACTTATTCCAAATTTAGAACAATGCCCAAAAAATTGCTGTGTGAATTTACCTAAAGAATTATTAATTAGTGCTTATAAAAAATATCATTACGTGTTAACTGAAAAGGTAGATATTAATAAAATTTTACAAGAATCTGAAATGACAATGATGAGAAAAGTAGTATTACAACACGCAAGAGACCATTGCACAACAATAGAATGTGCTAAAAACTTTATTAAAAAAGTTTCAAAATTTTATAACTTAACCGCCGATAGCTTCTAATCTATCTTCTTCACTCACAGTATAGTTCATTTTTTCTTTTAACAAACTGAGTTCTTTAATTTGTCTTTTAACTTCTTTTAACTCTTGTTCTATTTTATACATGTTAAAAGTTTCTATACCGTTTTCTAAAAATGACATATTCCATTGTGATTCCAAACTCATTTTTTTGGCTAACAATGTACTTTCATTATTTAGCGACATTTACTTCCTCATAAGTTATGAACATTTTACTTGGTGTAGTGCCAAGTTCCTCGCACCACGATCCACGGCCAGATAAAAGTTCTGTTATGATGTCTTTCCTCGCTTTTTCATCGTTTTCGGAATTAAAGGTGTGAT